AACTCGCCTTCAATGCGATAAGTAGGCATGGCGCATTACCTCGGCGGCAGATCAATGATGGGTTTGTAAGACGGGCCTGCTTCCCGAGCAATAGACTGTTTAACCGTTTCGCGGTTTTTGCGCTTTTGTTCCAACACTTGCGGACTGTCGCCCGGTTGCGGAATGTATTGCTTTCTGTAATTAACAAATTCATCTGGACCGATAACTGCGCCGGATTCACGACGCAAAACGGCGTTGATGAAATTTCGCTCGGCTTGGAAAAACATTTGCTGTTCAGGAGTTAATGCAAAATTACCGCCCGGTGCGCCTGACAAAATTGAAGCGCCCAAAGTCTGTGGAGGCGTATCCAGAATTGGATTAGATTCCGCAATGCGATCAGCAAAACCAGCAGCCTTGGCTTGTCCCTCGTTCATACCTTTCGGAGCGGGGCGAATTCCTTTAACAACAGATGGCTCGCCCCCGGTTCGGCTTAATTGCGCGTAAATTGGGTTGCCTTCATCATCAACCCCCGCAATCGCGGAACCACTATAAACATTGGTGACCGGCCCGGTTGGGCGTGTAGTTTCTTTCTTGATTGCAGCGTCATAAATTGGAATGTTTGGATCACCGGGCTTCAACGCAGCGCGCTCAGAAATTAGCCGTGACAATTCCGTGCCTTTTGTTTCGCTTGGCGCAGCAACCGTGCTTTCTTTTACGCCACCACGTTTACCAAACTGCACATATTTGCCAGTTGCGCCTGCCACAGGGGCATAAAATTCCTCAGCGGTTGGCTCCTCCAGCATCTTCGCAAGACGCGCCGCCATGACCGGGCGGTCTTTGAGCGCAGCCGCACCAAGTCCTGTGGACGCCATTGCAAGTGCTTGTTCGGGCGCTTTGACATAGCGAGCGGTCGGCGTGATCTCTTGCAGCGTGGTTTCTGCAGGCATGGCCGCCATGATCTGCTCGGGCGTGCGCTGGCCTTCCTTAAACACGCGGGCGGCTTCTTCCTTGCTAGGCGGCGTGTACCCACCTTCCAAACGGCCTGCGATACGGCGGCCAAACTCCTGCTCCATTTGCGTAGCCTGCTCGCCCGCCTCCTCGGCCTTACGGCGCTGGCGTGCGCTTAAAAACGACTGCAACGCCATAACAAGGGGCGCAGCGGAGGGGGTCGGGGCTGCCGATCCTGAGAGCGGCTGATATGCCTGTGCCTCTAAGGCTTCTGCCAACGCCTGACGGCGACGAGCCTCTGCGGCCTGCCGCTCGTACTCGGTCGGCATGGATACCGTCTGGATGAATCTAGGTGCTGCCATAGTCAAAGTCTCCGCGATATTCGCCGCCCTGCGGGGTCGTCATACCCGGTGAGCGCGGCTTCATCATGCCCTTGGGGATTACGCGGCCAAACTGCGGTTTAGCGGGCGACGTAATCATCGGGTTGTATTGGGCGTCAGTCGGCGGGGTGAAGTTGTCCATGCTGCCGCGCCGTTCTAGCGCATTAGCCAGTTTCTGCTGGCGGCTCATGGGGCCACTAAAGGTTTGGTATCTGCCGTTCATGCCTACCCCTTAACCAAATGGTTTGCCAAAGAACCCGCCACCGGCGGCTGCGCCCGCTGCGCCAGCAAGACCGCCGAGCAAACCCATTTTGGCGTTGTAAGCAGCGGTTTGGTTTGCGTAGTTACGCTGTGCAAAGTCGCCTGCCGCCTGCGTTCCCGCAAAAATGGGGGCTGCCGCAACATTCGCGCCTTGGTAGCCTTGGAACTGCGGCATATTGACCTGTACGCCCGACATAAGGGCGGCGATCTCGTTAAGCGGCTGGTTACGCAAAGCCAACTGCTGCTGCAGGCTCTGCTGCAACGCGGTGTTGCCAAACTGAGCGCCTTGCAGGGCTTGGTTGTACCGCTGCAACTGCGCGGCGTTTGCCAACTGCTGCTGCTGCACGGCGGTGGCTTGGTTTGCGGCAAGGGCTGCATTGCGTGCGGCCTCCACATCCATTGCCTGACCAAACTGCTGCGCCTGACCGCCGAGCAATGCGCGGTAAGCCTCTAGTGCGTTAGCGTTAGCGATCTGAGCCACATCACGCTGCTCGCCAAACTGTTGAGCGCGAATGCGGGCGGCAAGGTCTGCAGCGGCTTGTTGCTCACCAAACGCCTGACCGCGTGCGGCGTTAGCAAGTTGTGCGCCCGTGACATTTGCGCCAAACATGGCCTGTCGCGCTTCGTTGCCAAACTGGCCTGCTGCAACACGCTGTCGGAAGTCTTGCTCCTGCGCGGCATTTCGGGCGGCCTGTGCGCCAAGTGCCGTGCTGACCGCCTGCGTACCCATGCCAAACTGCCCGAGGGCCGCTTGGTTGGCAAACTGTGCGGCAGCCTGCTGTTCGCCAAAGCCCTGCGCCCGAGCCGCCATATCCAGCCGCAAGCCCTCTAGGGCCGCCTGCTGAATGGCGTCGTTCTCTTGCTGCTGCTGCTCGGTGATTGCCTCGTTGTAGGCTTCCGAACCACGCGGGATGCCTTGGTTTGCCAGTTGCGTCTCTAACGCTTGGCGACGGCGCTGCAGTTCTGGGGCAACACGCGAAAGGATTGCCTGCTGGCCCGTCGTGCCTGCCTGTACCGGCATGGCGGCAAGCTGGCTAGTATCAATCGTGCGCTGCAGCTGCTCCTCGGGGATAAACCCTCGGGAGAGGCCGTACATTCCAAGATTCGGCGCGTAACTTACATCCTGAACGCCCGCAAGATTAAGGTCAGCCTGTTGCTGTAACGGCGATACGCCCGCCTGCAGCCCCGGCAATGCGCCTAAATCTAAACCTCGGAACTGCTCTAGCCCCGTTGGGGCAAACTCACGCATGGAAAGCGTTGGCATTGCACCCGCACGAACATCGGCGGTAGCGCGGCCCATGCCCGCAAGGTCAGGAGCGCCCTGCACCTCACCGTAACCGCCAAGCGTCGTTTGCAGATCGCGCAAGTTGGGGGCAAATCGTTTGCCCAACACATCCTGCGCTGTGCCGAGGGCGGTTTCGCCAAGACCCGCAAGGCCAAGATCAACCCGCTGCTGGGCTTCCAAAATCTTCTGTTGTTCAGGCGACAGGTACTGCTCAATATAGGGCGTATCCTGATCCGTCTGCGTGGTGAACTGTTCGCGGGTTGGGGCTACCGGCGCAGCACCAAACTGACCACCATACGCACCCATCGGGAAATTGCCACCGCGACCCTCGCCACGGCCTTCAAAGTCGCCGTAATAGTCACCACCGGGGAAACCGCCTGCAGGGCCGCCTGTAGATACGCCAGCGGCTTTGCGGGCCTCATAGTCGGCAAGCTGCTTGTTATAGGCTTCCATCGCCTTGTTGTAGCCCGCTTCATCAAACACGCTCTTGCCAAACGTGACGCGCTGGCCGCCATAAGGCGTGGAAATGTTGGGATTGGAGATGCGGGCGGTTAGACGCGCCGCCTCCAGATTGGCCGCGCCCTGCTCTTTTGCCGCGGCGGCGTAGTCAGGCGCTGGCGGTGGTTTCGGTGAACTTTTGCCCATACCGAGGCTCCAGATAACGACACGAAGCTCGTGTCATAGTTAAAAACACGATGTCCCCGTTGGTGTCGGCGTCTTTTATACGCGCTTCCTCGGTAAACCCCATTTTACGCACTAATTTCAAGGCTTTCACGTTTTTACTGCCTACGGGGGCAATAATTTTGTCAACCCCACAGACATTGAACGGATAGTCATAGATGGCGGCAAGGTAGGCAGGCGTCAGCCGATCCTGAAACGCGATATGGCACACGATGCTGCGCCCGTTCCAGTTTTCGTACACCACGCCGCATACCAGTTCATCGCCTTTTTTCAGGCCAAGAGCGTTTGACCGTTCGGCGTGATAACCGCCCCCGGTCTGCGCGCAAACCCATTCGCCCACTTCGGGGCCGCTTGTTATATGCCAGCCCATCCGAGTTGGTACACGATGTCAGTAGAGGCCCATTGAATCTGTAAATATCGGCTGCTGCTATTAAGTTGCACCGCCGCGCAGTAACCAATGCCAGTCACGCCCTGCCAGTTGTTGTTGATAACTTCGCTTGACCCCCAGTTAGAGGTATCCCACGTTCCTGTATCCCACAGGCCATACGTTGAGGGGGTATAGGCAAGCGCCGCCGTACTCGCAGACAAATCAAAGTCTACGTTGATGTCTATGTTGATCGCGGGCTGGCCGTTACTGAAAATGCCGGGGCGGGCGCGGGTAAAATACTTTTTAACGCCTCGCGTTTCAAAGTAATTAAACGCCTGCAAGATACGGCCAGAGATGTTGTTAGTGTCGTCAATATACCCCGAGGTGCCAGTTGTCCACGCCTCTGCAACGTATTGGTTGCCGCCAAAGTAAAGTTCGTCGTTAAGGATGCTGAAGCAGTTGGCATTCCAATCCGTAAACCGACACCACGCCTTCGTGATGTTGTTCATCACAAACTGCTCTTGTGCGCCGGTGCTAACTGGCACGTTGACCACCAGCGCATTGTTGAGCGCGTTGTAGACCATGCCCCAGCCAAAGTTGTTTTTATAGTTCTGTGCGGCGGTCGCAAACGCGCCCTGTATCTTGTCCGATAGCGCGACATTGGGATCAAGGCGCGAGGACTGCAGCGCCGAGGCCAGCGGGAACAGCCCGTCAAGCGTTAGCACCAAAAGGTCGCCGCCGTACTTCATCATGCAACGCTTGGTAAGCGGCGCACCGATCTGCCACACACCAATTAGCGCCCATGTAGAGGCGCTAGAAGGGTCGGTGCCGCGATAAACGATGACTTCACCTTTATTCGTTATAAATACGAGGTTGTCGTCAACACCGTAACCTGCGTCAATCGTCCATGTGCCGAGCGCAACAAGGTTGCCGCCCCATCTGGCAACTGCGGACAAGTCTAGTTCCTGCGCTGCGCCACCTACGGCAAGCGTCGGCA